AATCCTCCACCACCACCACCACCAGAGGATCCCCCTGAACCAGGAGGATCTCATTGTTTAATTAAAAATTGTGACGAACATTAATATGGCATTATTTGATTTAAAAAATGGAAATATAGTTCTTAATCCAGATTCTTTAGCCTTACCAGGTTTTAGAGAAATATGGAAAAGAGATAAAACAAAAGGAAAAGATAGAGCAACGCGTGAAATATCATATGTTTATTTTATGTGTGATTATAATAGTCCTTATTCAGTATATCCTAATAATAAAAGGAAAGAGGCAATTATAAAAGATTATATAAAAGAAGAAGAATGGAAGGAAACAAAAGAAATTAAGGAAGCTATTAAAAGATATGTAAACTTTCAAGAAACTCATACAATGAGGTTAATGAGAGCAGCTAAAGGAGCTTCAGATAAGTTAGCTGGATATTTTGAAAATATAGATTTTATGGCTACTGATGATAATGGTAAACCTATCTATACAGCAAAAGATGTAGCAGTTAATTTAGAGAAGGTAGGAAATATAGTAGACAGTTTAGATAAATTGGAAACTAGAATTAAAAAAGAAGTTAAAACTGAATCTCGTATCCGCGGTGGAGGTGAGATCGGAATGTATGAACGTTAAAAAATAAAAAAAATGAAAACAGATTCAAGAATAAGAGCAGAAAAATACTTTGCTGCTCATGGTATTAATCCCAATATAGAGGGAGAAATGAAAAACCCTAAATTAGATGTTACACCAACACCTGCATTTAAAGCTGGAGATGAAGGAGTAACTACAGTTCCGTGCGAAATTACAGTAGAAGCATTTTTATTCTATATGTATTGTGAAGTTACTTTTGTAGATCCTGCAGGTAAGTCACATAAATTCTGTGGTAATTCAGGAGGAATTGGAGTAGGAGATTTAGAAACAGCAGGAGTTATTTACTATGCTGATCTAGAAACCTTAATAACAACTGCTGCTTTTGGTGTAGCTTTTATAGCTGAAGAAGGAGGTGTAGTTCAAGTAACATGGGGTACTCATGGTAATGCATCAGCTGCAGGAGTAGGAGAAGGTGGCGGCGCGTTTGGAGGAAGTGGATCATGGAGTTAATGTTTAATAATAAAAAATAAAATTATGGGATGTGGATGTAATAAAAGTAAAAAAGGGGCAACAACGGCTGTAGATCCTAAAAAAGGATTTGTACCTGAAGTAAGTAAGACTATGCAAATAGATAAAGTACACCCTGCCGGCACTAAAAAAGTTGGTGGGCTATATACTAAAAAGCTTACAGAGGAAGACCTGCAGGAAAGATTAACACCAACTCCAGCAGTTAAAGAACCTAGTTTATTAAAAAAGGCTTTAAGTTTAGGAGAAGCGGTAGTTAATCATGTAGCTGATGGATTAACTAAAACAACAAAAGAAGAATTAACATTAAGGTTAAATATTTGCGAATCTTGTCATCATCGTAATGGGGATAGTTGCGGTTTATGTGGATGTAATATATCTACTAAATCTGGATGGAGAAGCTCAACTTGTCCAGATGACAGATGGCCAACATTTGATATTAAAGAAAAATAATAATGAGTGAAATATTAGAAATGGTAGAAGGATATGGATTACCTTTAGTATTATTACTAGGGGCATTGTATGCGTTATATAGATTTTTAGTTTTTAGTTTATATGAAGTAAAAAATCAATTTTCACGCCATCATGAGAAAGCGGCTGAGAATATTGAAGAAATGAAAAAGAAGATCGATATAATTTTAGAGTATATAAGAAAAAAATAGTATGGCAATTACAAGAAAACAATTAGTAGATAATTATGGATTTAGACCTACTAAAGAAAATAAAAGGATCTTGACTAGAAAAGTAGGAGGTGAAGATACCATAGATGTATACGGAAATGTATTATTCTATCATGGTAAATCCATTTTAACGTTAGAGTGGATGCCGGCGGAAATGTTCTCTAGATATTTAGAGAAGATGATTAATAGTATAAAAAAGAAAAACTATGCCACAAGAGAAATATGATTATGAAATATTAGATGAAGCAATGAATAATGCCTATGATATTATTATAGGTAATAAAACTTTTGATTTTATTATGGAGAGGACAGGAGAATGTTCTCTCCCTTTTGATATTAGAGAAGAAGAACCTGATTTAGAGGGGATGATTGAATATTTTATAGAAACTGAAGAATATGAAAAGTGTGCAGTACTACAAAGGAAAATTGATAATGATAAACTCTTTTCAAGAGAAAAACTTAACGCATGAAAGATAACAAGAAGCAAGAAGGAATAGCATGGAAAATATTTGCAGTATACCTATTTATACTATCTTTACTGTATTGGATAGGTTTAATAATTAATTAATTTAAATAAATAAAACAATGAATAAAATATATGATTTTTTAGGTGGACGTAAAATGACTTTAGCAATCCTCTTATTTATAATAACTACGGTTATTTTATGGGTAGGAAAAGCAGATTTTGATGGCTGGAGTAATTTAATAATATGGATATTTGGAACGTATGCTGTAGGAAATGCAGCTGAACATGTAGCTAAAAAAAAGTAGAAATGAAAACACCATTGATTACAAGACTAAGCCCTCATGTAAGTTGGGAAGAGGGAATCCGTAGTAGAACGGCTTCGAGAAAAGGAATAAATAATTGTCCTGGTATTGAAGAAATAAAATGTATGATTGAAACAGCTGAACTTGTATTTGAACCTTTAAGAGAATTTGTTGGAGGTCCTATTAAGATCAATAGTTTTTTCAGATGCGAAGAATTAAATACAGCTATAGGCGGTTCAAAAACTTCACAACATATTAAAGGACAGGCTATGGATTTAGATGATACTTTTGGACATAAAACAAATGCTGAAATGTATCATTTCATCAAAGATAATTTACAGTTTGATCAAATGGTGTGGGAGTTTGGAGATGATAATAATCCTAATTGGATACATGTAAGTTTTGTAACTCATCGCAAAAATAGGAAAAAATTAACGGTGGCCTATAAAGATGAGAACGGAAGAACTCGTTATAAACATACAGCGAAACATGAAACAAGAACAGGAGGATTATCTCCAGATTGCGGACCTAGAGCATGAAGTGGATAGGTCAACATATATGGGATTTAATATCTAGATTTAGGTATTATGTTTATATGGAGAAGGTAGACCCATCCACTTCTACAACCGCACTTGTTGTAGATCCTGACGGTAAAGTAGGAACAAATACAAGTATAGGATCTCCGGGAGTTGAGTCGGTTACAACTACTGATGGTACGTATATTGATATGACACCAAATACACCTACCGCAGGAGCTGTAACTGTTACTTCTGATTTAAGTGCTATTGATGGAACTTCAGATGTTACAACTAGATTTTTAAGTAAAGATAATACTTGGGATGTACCAACATATACAACAGGAACTGGAGGAGCGATGTTTGCAATATCTGGTATGGAAAATTCTTTTAATGAGGATAGATGGTTAGCTCCTAGAAGATATAAACTTGCCACAAGTCCTACTGGAACTTCTAACGGAGATTATTTATCAGGAGCTAGTGAAGATTTTAGTGCAGCAGAACTGGCCAATATTGATTTTGTTACTCATTTAAGACTGCAGAATTTTATGGCGGATGGAAATTTACAACCAGTACGATATGAAGGGTATATTGCAATGCAACAGACAGCTTTACACCATGATTTAGAGTTTGGAGTATTTGAAGCAAGTCCTTCAGATGGAGATGCAGATCTAGCATATACATTTACAAGTTATGATACTATGCAACCACATGGAGTAACAAACAGAATAAAAAGAATATCTGGAACAATTTCGGATACTTTAGCAGCGGGAACTATGTGTTCTTTTGGATTTCATAATCCAGCATATGTAACTCCTGCGGATCAGGATATAGACGATCTTAGGTATTGGATTACGGTATACTTTAATTAAAGAATAACATAATGGAACAGTATAAAATATATAATATTACAGATAGCAATGAGTTTGAAATAACAGAACCTTTAGAGGAGTTTAAACAATTAACATTTACAAATACAAGTCAAACAGCAGAAGTAACTTTCGATCTGTATGTTAAAGATCAATATTCAAATCCTAATAATGCACCTTCAATAGCAACTTATTATTTGTTACGTAATATAACAATTCCTTTTGGTGTATCATTAACTGTAGGATCAGACGAAATACCATATCTAAAAGAAAATGTTAGAAAGGTATATATGAAATCTCATGATCCATCAGGACAACTAACATTAATAATAAAATAATGAATCATTTTCAAATTGTACCCCACTTTGTAAATACGCGCGAATTTTCGCCAGAAGCTAAGAGCTTTATAAAGAATGGGTATTATACTAATTCTCCTGAAGGAACTTATGCGTATAGAGAATATTGGGATGAACAAACTCGTAGATGTTTGGAGGGATTTGAAATAGGAGGAGTTAGAATAACAGGAGCACATTATTTCTATTTAAATTTTACACAGATTAAAGCTACTGTTAAGCAAGGAAAACTAGAACGAAAAATTCTAACATTCCCTAGTTTTCTAGATATGGATTATTATTACTTTATGGAATGTGAATTAGCTAGAGAAAATGGTCAAGGAGTTATTGTAGCAAAAGCAAGACGGAAAGGATTTTCATATAAAAATGGAGCCCTATGTGTATATCAATATAATTTCTTTAGAGATTCTACAAGTATAATCGGTGCGTACTTACAAGCATATTCTGGAGCTACAATGAGTATGGCATTTGAAATGTTAAACTTTATAAATAAATATACTGCATGGGGAAAAAGAAGAAATCCAGATAGAAGAGATTTTGTTAAAGCTAGGTTTAAAGAGGTTGTAGATGGTAAAGAAGTTTGGAATGGGTATAATAGTGAAATTTTTACATTAACATTTAAGGATAACTTTTCAGCAGCTATTGGTAAAACAGCTGACTTAATGTTATTCGAGGAAGCCGGAAAATTTCCTAATCTTATAAATGCATATATGGTAACCGCTCCTGTATTTAGAGATGGTAATGTTATGATTGGTATGCCTCTTATATTTGGTACAGGGGGTGATATGGATGGGGGATCAAATGATTTTGCAGAAATGTTTTATAATCCAGAAAAATATTGGTTAAGACCTTATGAAAATATATATGATGAAGGAGGAGCAGGTACTAACTGTGGATTCTTTATTGATGATATGTGGTATAAACCAGGAAAAGTAACTTTACCAGATACAGGAGAAGTTGTGAGTATGGTTGATAAAGATGGTAATTCTAATAGAAGTGCTGCTGAAGCATTCTTAGATCAAGAACGTAGTATTATTAAAACGACAGATTCAAGATCTACATGGGAAAAATATATTACTCAATCTCCAAAGACACCAAGAGAAGCATTCTTAAAAACAAGTGGTAATATATTTCCAACTATTGAATTAAATGCATGGTTAGGA